GATAACGCCTCTAAAGAGCTCCGTAAAATGACGGGAGAGCTTGATAAAACTGGTAAGTCAGCTGGTCGAGCGTCCGGGAGTTTCATGTCGATGGCGAAAGGAGTCGCCGCTGTAGCCGCCGCTTATATATCTGTACGTAAGGCGTACGATGCGGCGTCTTTAGGCGTGAGGATTGCGGCTGATATGGAGACCGCTCAAGTCGGTCTGACAACCTTGCTCGGAGATGCTGACGCCGCTCAGCGTACGATCGATCGTTTGAAAGTCGAGGCGGCTCGTACTCCTTTTGAGCTCCCTGGACTAACGCAAGCGACTCAGCTCCTTACGTCTGTTACTAAGGATGGAGACAAGTCTATCGATATCCTCCTCGATGTTGGTGAGGGTCTCGCCGCTATGGGTAAAGGTCAACCGGAGCTCGATCGTATTATCGTTAACCTCCAGCAAATTGCCGCCGTCGGTAAAGCGGCGACGATCGACATTAAGCAATTCGCTTTCGCTGGTATCCCGATTTACGAGATGCTCGCTGAGACGACTGGTAAATCTGGAGAGGCTCTCGGAGAGCTGATCGAGGACGGTGGTGTCACGTTTGATCTTTTGACTAAAATGTTTGACGAGGCTAATGATGAGGGCGGTAAGTTTTTTAACGCTTTTGTTAACCAGTCCGGGACGTTTAACCAGGCGTCGTCTAACATGAAAGACGCTTTTGGTATTCTTATGTCTGATATCGCCGTCAAGTCTGGTCTCTTTGGTTTCCTTACTGACTCGATGATCGGAGCGTCAAATGTGATGGGAGACTGGGAGGCTACAATCGGTCGAGTAAAAGAGGGGATGACTAATATCTTTAATATAATCGACGAAAAAACTCTCCTCATTACTCACTTAAAAGGAGCGTTTCAGTCTGTCGCTGAGACTTTTAAAGATCTCCTCGGTCCGGCTTTAAGTGATCTCTGGATTGCTTTACAACCGTTACTCCCTTACTTAAAAAATCTCGGTATCGTAATGGGAGGTATGCTGATTATTGCTTTACACGCTCTGATCGCCGCCTTTAGAATTATTGCGACTGTACTTGCTATCGCTCTCCAGGCGATCACTAACTTGATTACGTTTATTGTCGATACGGCGACGTATGCTTTCCGGACACTCCAGAACGCTGTCGAGATCCTTGCGGCGGTATTTACTGGAGACTGGGGTGGTGCGATCGATGGTGTTAAAAATCAGATCGCTGATCTCATCGACTGGGTGGGAGATCTGATCGATATGTTTAAGCGAGCGATCGATCTAGCTAAAGAGATCGGAGGTGGTGCTATCGACTTTGTTAAAGATGTCATCCCCGGTCGAGCAATCGGAGGACCGGTAAAAAGTCGATCTCCTTACATTGTCGGAGAGCGTGGTCCAGAGATGTTTGTACCGAGTCAGTCTGGATCTATCGTCGCTAATAATAAACTCGGAGGAGGAGCTGGGTCTGGTACTGGAGTTACTGTTAACGTATACGGTGACGTCTCTGGTAAAGAGCTCGTCGCTCGAGTCGAGCAAGCTATTGCAAAAAGTATCCAGCGTCGGATCCGGACCACTTAATTAAATTATGTCTTTAGTAATTACAATCAACTCAGTCGATCGGACTAATGATGTCGCTCAAGAGTCGCTCTCTTTAGAGATGCAATTAAGCAAGTCACCATCCTCGCTGTCTTTTGATATGGAGGGTATTAAAGATCCTCTCCCGGTCACTGGTCAAAGTGTTGTACTAAGTGAGGATGGGACTGATATTTTTAAAGGGACTATCATCGAGAGATCTGACTCAGTGGTCGGCGGTCAAATGTTACAGTCTTACTCATACGTCTGTCTCGATGGTTTTTATGAGATGGATCGGAGGCTGGTCGTCAAGGCTTATAATGATACTGACGCCGTCTCTATCGTCCAGGACTTAGTCGATAACTTTATGGTCGGGTTTACTTTAGACGCTCCAGCTACATCTCCCACAGTTAATACCGCTCGCTTTAATTACGAGCAACCGTCCAGATGTATTACTAAAATCGCTAACGGTGTAGGATGGGATTGGTATGTCGACGCTGGTAATGTGATCCGGTTTTTTCCAGTGTCAGAGCTTGTCGCTCCGATATCTATTACTGACGACTCCGGTACCCTGGAATATAGATCTCTTAAGTTTGATCGTAGTGTCGTCGAGTTGAGAAATCGTATTTTTGTAAGAGGCGGTCGATACAGTGACGCGATCTCAAGTGCTGACGCTGTTGACTTGTATGAGGCTAACGGTATCGATCAGACGTTTCCTTTAGTATATCGATACAGTGATGTCGAGATTACAGTTAATGAGGTCACTCAGTCTGTCGGAGTCGACTTTATAAATCAGATGATCGATACTGAGGCGTCTCTCGCTACAGGTGCGGCGACGAGTGCTAACACTAATCAGCTGATCGATACCGGTGCGACGTTTGTTACTGACGGAGTATCAGTCGGAGATCAAGTCAGTAATACCACTGACGCAACTTTTGCGATCATCGTATCAGTCGACTCCGAGACTGAGCTTACTTTAAATCGAGATATCTTTTTACTAGGGACTGAGACATATACTATCCGAGAGAGGCTCCTCGACTGTCTTTACAATTTCCAGGAAAAGCTCGTACGATTTCCGGAGGGTACTCTCCTCGCTGACGATGTCGTCCGAGTGTTTGGTAATGCTCAGATCCCTCTCATCGTCCAGGCTGAGGATCCGACGTCGGTCCTTGCTTATGGTGAGAGAGAGGGTATCGAAATTGATAAGACTATCAACTCTATCGAGGAGGCTGAGATCCTTGCTTTCGCTCGACTGGATCAGTGGAAAAACGGATCTAAAGATGGGAGCTTTCAGACAAGAGAAAAAGGTCTGATCGTCGGTCAGACTCTTACTATAGACTCTGATAAGTTTGGAGTCTCAGAGGATTATAAAATAAATAAGATCTCCGGGAGTATGAACGGATCGGACGAGTTTATTTATAAGGTCGATTTTCTTAAGTCTGGTCAGACGACCTTTACTGATATCGTTATCGGTCTCATCGGTAAGTCCAGAGAGGAGATCGAGATCAGTCCTAATGAGGTCATCCAGCGTTTCCGTAAGGTCGATGACGCTTTTAGTATGAGCGATGAGATTGTTAGTGTAACTACTACTGAGGGTCCTTATGGGTATGGTCCGGTAACCACTCTTACTGAGGCTCGTTATAACTTTGCAACTTACTCAGGACCACCGCCAGTAGTTACAGTGGCAAGTCCTACCTCTATTACAACCACTACCGCCACTTTGAACGGAGAAATTACTGAGCTTGGAGCTGATACCTTTATCACTCGCGGCTTTAGGTACAGCACCGATAGCACTTTTGCCTCAGGAGTGTTTACCAAGTCTGAGAGTAATGCTTATGATATAAGTGCTGCTAGCTTTGATGAAGTTGCTTTGGATGTTTCAGGACAACAGAATATTCCAACTTCGATTCTCTTTAATGAAACTGGTACTGTACTTTATGTTATTGGATTTATCGGAGCCGAAAATATTTATGCCTACGACCTTTCTACCGCTTACGACATCAGCACCGCCAGCTTCGATGAGGTTGTGTTGGATGTATCTGGACAAGAAAGTATCCCAACAAAAATAATGTTTAACGACGATGGTACTGTGCTTTATGTTTTAGGATGGAGCGGAGACGACGTCAACGCCTACGACCTAAGTACGCCTTACGACATCAGCACCGCCAGCTTCGATGAGGTTGTGTTGGATGTTAGCGATGAAGAGTCTCAACCCTGGAGCCTTTTATTTAATCAAAATGGAAACACCTTGTATTTATTGGGAGACAATGGCAATATTTACGCCTACGACCTAAGTACGCCTTACGACATCAGCACCGCCAGCTTCGATGATGTTGTGTTGGATGTATCTGGACAGGAGGATGAAACACGAGTTATGCTCTTTAATAACACAGGCAGCATCCTATATGTTGTGGGAAATGAAGGCACTGACGTCAACGCCTACGACCTTTCTACCGCTTACGACATCAGCACGGCTAGCTTCAATCAGATTGCTTTGGATGTGTCTGGACAAGAAAGTGAACCACGAGAATTGCTATTCAACGACACAGGCACGGTTCTTTATTTAATAGGAAATAGCGGCGACATCAACGCCTACACCATGCCGAACTACCCCGACGAAACTTACTCACTAGGAGTCACTGGCTTAACTGCCGGAACAACTTACTACGTCCAGGCGTTTGTAGAAAATGCTGCGGGTACTAAATACAGCGACACTACAGAAAGTTTCACCACTTAAAAATGATATACTTCAATTATGTTAAAAGACAGTTTTAGTTTAAAAGGCGAGGTTAAATGGATCAAGTCTAAGGATGGAATTATCCTCGCTGAGTCCGAGTTTATGCCTAATAAAGTCGTCGGTAATGCTGAGCGAGGGATTTATATTTTTCTGGACAGACTTGTCGCTATAAATACTCACTCAGCTAATATCAGATATGCTGATATCGGAGATGATAATACTCCAGCGACGGCGTCTGATACTGATCTCGGTAATGGTCTCGTCCGGGCTCAGATCGGAGCGGTCAGTCGATCTGGTCTGACGGCTGATTTTCGCTTTTTTTATGCTGATACACTGACTCCGGATGATACCTATGAGGAGTTTGGTATGTTTGTCGATGGCTCGACAGCGGTCGGATCGGGTCAGCTGTTTAACCATCTTGTCTTTAGTACTCCTCTCGTAAAAGCAACCGGGGAGGACCATACAGTCGTTTGTCGGATTACTGGAGCGGTTTAATGTATAATAATAAATATGGCTAAAGATGCACAACCAGACGCAATAATCCGAGCGGATCATTTTCAGCAAAAAGCTGATCGAGATGCGACTCCAGCTAATAACGAGGGTAAGGTCCCGGTTAACGAGGCTAATGGTAAGCTTGATCCTGCATTTGTACAATTGCATAACGCAGGCGATGGCAGTGATGGTGCACTTAATGTCGGTGCGGGTGTTACTACAATTCTTAATGCCGGTCAGGTATACAATTACACAACAATCACAATAAACGAGACAGGCACATTAAAGTTTGTTGGCGAAGGTTGGGCTATCCTAAGAGCAACTGGTAATGTCGACATCGCAGGGACAATTCAGCTAAAAAATGTAATTTTTAAAACAGGAGGCCTAGTCACGTACAATCTTTCTCTTGCAGGTGGCACACCGCTTTCTGAACTTGGTATCGGCGGTACAGGTGCGACTGCTGGAGGTGATGACGGAAGTGTTAATCCTAGTGACGGAGCTGGTGGAGCTGTTTTATCACCAGGTAACAACGGTAATGGTTCTACCCTTGGAGGAGGGGGAGGAGGAAGTAATGATACAGAATCAGTTGGAAATCCAGGATCCTCAGCTACAGATAAAAATGGTGGAGAGGGAGGTTCTAACTCAGGAGGAGACAACAATGGATCTGGTGGAGGGGGAGGGGCTGGAGTTGGTGATGGAAATGGAGGAAATGGAGGTAGAGGAAGCAAGCGTGGAGGTAGTGGAGGTAGAGGTGGCGACAGTGGTAAGGAGGGAGGTAACGGAGGTCAGGGTGGTCAAGCTAGGTACGCTGGAGATGGTGGCAATGGCTTTGTCAATGGTGGAAATGGTGGAGACGGTGACTCCTTTAATAATGGAGCTATTGGTGGGCGAGGTGGTGACGGTGGCGAACAAGCTGGAAATGGCGGAGATGGTGATGGAAATGATGACGACGGCCCAGTAGGAGGTAGAGGTGGAGATGGAACAGGAGGATGTGTTCCTCTTCTTCTTTATACTGCCGGAGATTTGACTTTCTCAGGAATTATCAATTCATACGGCGGTCACGGAGGCAACGGTGGTACATCGAACAACACTATTGGTGCAGGAGGCAACGGCGGCGACGGCGGAGATGTATTCTTGTTATACGAGGGAACTTTGTCAGACACAGGTGTAATCAATAACTATGGTGGAAGAGCCGGACAACCCGGTACGCCAAGCTCAAACGGCGACTTCAGTATTGCTGGGAGAGCAGGTAAAAGTGGCTCAAAAATAATAGCAAAGCCCTTTTACTAACAATCATTATGACTAATACTAGGGTTAAAACTCCGGATAATATGTTTAGCGAGAAAGACGTAAAAAATTTAATCCATGACGCATTTAATGAGGAGGAGGGTCTCCGAGCTGAAATTAAATCCGATATTAAGACTGAGCTAAAGCTTGCTACTTTTCAAGTGTTTACTGCTATTGGTGTCACTATGATTGTCTCAATCGTATCGGTATCTATTTACCTCGCAAATCTCCGGAGCGATGTCGATAACTTACAAAATAATCAATTTAACAGCGATCAGGCGTCTGTCTTACGTGAAAGAATTGAGGTCAATACTGAGGCAATAAAGGAAGCCGCTACAGGAGACAATCTCCAGAGAGTTGAGGAGACTTTAATACGACTGGATGAGAGGATAAGAAACTCAGGAATCTAATGTGCTATCATATAGGTATGAAAGCAAATCCTATACATTATTATTGTCTCGTCGATAAATCTGATCGGTCCTGGAAACGTCGGATCGATTCGTTTATGGCTGAGATGGAAAGGACTCACTCTTGTCGGTTTACCGTCGAGGGTTTTGACGCTAGTAAGATGCGATGGGAGGATCGTCGAGAGCGGATGTTTGTTACTGACGAGT